GATCTGTACACGCAAAAGGCCAGCGGCGGTCAGTTCGGCTTTTCCGTTGCAGGCAGCCGTATTCAAGGGCACGTCGATGGTGTGCTGAACGGCGGTCCCGCAGAGCTAGGAATGAGCTATCCGGCCCTGTGGGAGTGCAAGACCATGAACGACAAATCCTGGCGGGACACGGTCAAGCACGGCGTCAGCAAATCCAAACCGGTCTATGCGGCGCAGATGGCCATCTATCAGGCCTACATGGAGGCCAGCATTCCGGGTATCTCTGCGAACCCGGCGTTGTTCACCGCCATCAACAAGGACTCCGAAGAGATCTGGTTAGAGCTGGTGCCGTTCGACGGCGGCCTGGCGCAGCGTATGTCCGATCGCGCGGTTCGGATCATCACGGCAACGGACAGCCAGGAACTGCTGCCGCGCCATGCAACCACCCCAACGCATGTCGAGTGCAAGTTCTGCCCCTGGCAGGACCGCTGTTGGAGTTCGACATGATGGCCGACAACATCATCTGGCTCGACTTCAATGACGCACCCGAGCAGCGCGACGAACTGACCTCCGACACCGATGCCTTGCGCGCTGGCTTGCTGGATCGACTTGAGGCGGTCCTCCACTACCTGTTTCCGCAGGGGCGCATCCGGGGTGGCAAGTTCTACGTCGGTGATGTCGATGGCAACCCGGGCAAGAGTCTGGTGGTTGAGCTGGACGGACCACGGCGAGGCCTGTGGAAAGACTTCTCCACCGACGAGGGCGGCGACATCATCGATCTGTGGGCGCGCTCGCAGGGCCGCTCCGCCCGCAGCGACTTCCCACGCATCGCTGGAGAGATCCGGCAGTGGCTCGGCATTGCGGCCCCGGTCGGCACGCCGATGCGCCGTGATGTTCGCAGCGTGCCGATGGACGACCTCGGCGCCTACACCGGCAAATGGGATTACCTGACTCCCGATGGCGAGCTGATCGCCTGCGTCTACCGGTATGACCCGCCGACAGGCAAAGAGTATCGCCCCTGGGATGTCCGCGCCCGCATGTGGCGCGCCCCCGACCCCAGGCCGCTCTACAACCAACCGGCCATCGCGAAAGCGCGAGAGGTCGTCCTGGTCGAAGGTGAAAAGTGTGCGGCTGCGTTGATCGCGTCCGGCATTGCCGCCACCACCGCGATGAACGGCGCCAAGGCACCAGTCGACAAGACCGACTGGCGTCCATTAGCCGGGAAATCCGTGGTCATCTGGCCGGACCGGGATGCCCCTGGCTGGGACTACGCCGAGAGCGCAGCACGCGCTTGCGTGATGGCGGGCAGCGCATCCGTGGCCATTTTGGTGCCGCCGACCGACAAGCCGGCCAAGTGGGATGCAGCAGACGCTGTCGACGAGGGCTTCGACTGTGCGGCATTCATCGCCCAGGGTGACCGACAGATCGTAAAGGCAGCGGCTCCCTCTCTGCCCACCTTCACGCTCGGCGAACTGCTCGATGACAACTCGCCGCTGCCCCCGGATCTGATCGCTCCGCGCGTGCTGACACCGGCTGGCATGTTGGTGTTCGGTGGCGCACCGAAAGTCGGCAAGAGCGACTTCCTGCTGTCTTGGCTGGCGCACATGGCTGCAGGCACTGTATTCCTCGGCATGCAGCCACCCCGTCCGCTGCGCGTGTTCTACCTGCAGGCCGAGGTCCAGTACCACTACCTGCGCGAGCGCGTGAAGGATGTGCGCCTGCCATCACACCGGCTTTTGGATGCCCGCGCCAACTTCGTCGCCACACCGCAGTTGCGACTGGTGCTCGATGACGCGGGACTGGCGCAGGTGATCCCGGCGATCGCGCAGGCTTTCGGCGGCGAGCCTCCCGACATCATCGCCATCGATCCGATCCGCAACGTTTTCGACGGCGGTGACGCCGGTGGCGAGAACGACAACGGCGCCATGCTGTTTTTCCTGTCCCAGCGGGTGGAGCGCATTCGCCAGGCAGTGAATCCGGACGCCGGCGTCATCCTCGCCCACCACACCAAGAAGCTCGGCAAGAAGCAGTTCGAGGAGGACCCGTTCCAGGCACTGGCCGGCGCGGGAAGTCTGCGCGGCTACTACTCAACCGGGATGTTGTTGTTTAGGCCCGACGAGACCAGAACGACCCGCCAGCTGATCTTTGAGCTGCGCAACGGCGCGGGTATCCCGCAACGGCATGTCGACAAGATCAACGGCGAGTGGCGCGAGGTCGATGCCAACGAGCGGCTGGTGATGAAGGACTACGGCGAGCGCTTGGATGCCGAGCGCCGCCGCAAGCGCGACGCGATCCTCCAGATCTTGTTCGAGGAGGCCGGCAACGGGCGCTGCTACACCGCCAACCAGTTCGCGGAGTCCTTCGAGGGCAAGGCTGGCCTGGGCGGCGAGCGCACCATCCGCGAACGCGTCTCCGCGCTGTCGACGCAGGGCTACATCAAGTATTTCCGCAACGCGGCTGACTACGGTCTGCCCTCCAGCGGCCGCACCAAGTTCGGCTATCTCTGCGTCGAAGGCATGGTGCTGCGTATGCCTGCGGGCGAAGTCGACACAGCCACCGGCGAGTTGCCGATGCGCGAGTACACGGTGCTCCCGACCCACTACAAGTGCCCGCATTCCGGCGCCTCGATGCCTGTCGAGAACCCCGAGGTGTGGGTCTACCACGACGAACTGAACGAACCGGAGGCCTCATGAACATTGCCCAATCGGCAGTTGGCAGCGCCGTTGCCAACTGCACCCATTTCCTCGCCAACTACCCGCAGTTGGCAAACCCCTGCCAACTGGAAGTCCAGGTAAATCAGGGTATTGCGGGAAATTACCCGCAGTTGGCAGTTGGCAACGATGCCAACTTGCCAACTGGCGCAAACCCACGTGGTTGCTGGACTTTCTCCCATTCTCCAGTTGGCGAAAACTCCCCCTCCTACTACGTAGGAGAGGGACCAGATGGTCCCTACACTCTACGTAGGGGGCTTGCCGGCCAGCCGGGCTCAGATCATCGGCAGCCATCCATGCCATCGATCCTGGCGCTGGACCTTGGCACCCAAGCTGGTTGGGCGCTGCGCGACCGCGATGGCGCAGTGACCAGCGGATCGGAATCCTTCAAGCCGCAACGCTTCGAGGGTGGCGGCATGCGCTACCTGCGATTCAAACGCTGGCTCACCGAGATCAAGCAGTCCTGCGACGGCATCGACGCCGTGTACTTCGAGGAGGTGCGCCGCCACGCCGGGGTCGATGCAGCCCACGCCTACGGCGGGTTCATGGCCCACCTCACCGCATGGTGCGAGCACCACCAGATCCCGTACCAAGGCGTTCCGGTGGGCACGATCAAGAAGCACGCCACCGGCAAGGGCAACGCGAACAAGGATCAGATGATCAGCGCCGCCCGGTTGCGTGGCCACGCACCGGCTGACGACAACGAAGCCGATGCCATTGCGCTGTTGCACTGGGCCGTCGAGACGCAGGAGGTGTGAGATGAAGGTTCCGACTCCCGCCTACCGCTGTTCCCTGGCTCGACTGCAGCCCGATCCGCGCCCCGATCCGGAGCAGATCAAGCGTGAGGGCTGGCGCGACCAGCAGATCCTGGTGATCTCGCCCGACGACGCGCGGCTCGACTGGGTCGAACGCGAACTGCTGCGCCGGATCGGCGATCGGCTGTACGGGGCGAAGGAGCGTCGACATGGCTGAATGGACGATCGAGACCGTGGCCGACCGGTTCATCGAGGCCGCAAGAACCGCCCACCGCCTTCCTCCGGTTCGCGTGCAGGGCTACTTCAACTGCTGGCCAGCGATCAAACGCATGCCATGGGAAAACCTCGGCGCAGAGCCGCCGGTCTACCGCTTTCCTCCCGACCCTGCGGCCATCGACCGAATGCTGGAGACCATGCGGTGGGTCCAGTGGCTGGAGGAGGAACAGCGACACCTGGTCTGGATGCGGGCGCAGCGGTACCCGTGGAAAGAAGTCTGTTGCCGCTTCGCATGTGACCGGACCACGGCCTGGCGTCGTTGGCAGGCGGCACTGGCGATCGTGGTCGAGCGTCTGCAAGCGGCGAATACACATGGCACGGTCGCCAATTCACGCTGACGTTGCGTGTAGTTGCGAGCCGCTGCAAAGCCACTCGGAATCTTGCGGAACACTGCGGGTTTTGACGCCTTTTCGGCGTGCAACATCTGGAGGGTTTTTCGCTAGTATTACGGCTAATCTCGCGAGCGAAGTACGTATGAAGGCCACAGCACAGTATGTGGCCTTTGTCGTTTCCAGCCCGCGATGGCCACGACCTGTTGCCACGGGTCCTTCCTGGCCACAAAGCAATGCGGGGGGCGCGAGCGCGGCGCTTCGCCACCGTCAGGGTGCAAACCGAGGTTTGCAGGGTTTGCGGTTTGCAGCCCTCCAGCCCGAGACCTTCTCCCCGACACCCCCAGCCCGCCCACGGTCCGCCGTCGGCGGGCTTCTTCGTTTCCGAGGCACCGATTCTGGACACGCTCGCCGTCACGTACCGCAAGGTCGAGACGCTGATCCCCTACGCCCGCAATCCGCGCACGCACAGCGACGAGCAGATCGCGCGCATCGCCGCCAGCATCGCCGAGTTCGGCTGGACCAACCCGATCCTGGTCGATGGCGAGCACGGTGTGATCGCCGGTCACGGCCGGCTGCTGGCCGCACGCAAGCTGGGGCTCGCCGAGGTGCCGGTGATCGAGCTTGCGCACCTGACGCCTGCGCAGAAGCGCGCCTACGTGATCGCCGACAACCGGCTCGCGCTCGATGCCGGCTGGGACGAGGCGATGTTGGCGCTGGAGTTCGCCGAACTGGCCGACGCCGGCTTCGATCTGGACCTGACCGGCTTCTCGGCCTCCGAGATCGAAGGCCTGCTCGACGCCATCGAGAAGACGGAACCGTCCGCCGAAGAGGACGAGCGTGCGCCGGAAGGCGACGCGGACGAGGACGACGTCACGCCGCCCACGGTTGCGGTCACGCGGCCCGGCGACTTGTGGCTGCTGGGCGAACACCGGCTGCTCTGCGCCGACAGCAGCGACGCGGCCGCCGTCGCGCGCCTCATCAATGGCGAGCGCGCTCACCTGCTCTTTACCAGCCCGCCCTACGCGAACCAGCGCGACTACACCACCGGCGGAATCGTTGACTGGAACGCGCTCATGCAGGGCGTGTTCGGCGCCGCCCGCAGCGCGCTGCACGAGGACGCGCAAATCCTGGTCAACCTCGGCCTGGTCCATCGCGACGGCGAGTGGCAGCCGTACTGGGACGGCTGGATCGAATGGATGCGCACTCAGGGCTGGCGCCGCTTCGGCTGGTACGTCTGGGATCAGTCGGTGACCGTGCCCGGCGACTGGGCCGGGCGCCTCGCGCCGCGCCACGAGTTCGTGTTCCACTTCAACCGCCAGGCGCGCAAGCCGAACAAGATCGTGCCCTGCAAGTGGGCCGGTCACGAGACGCACCTACGCGCCGATGGGTCCTCCACCGCGATGCGCGGCAAGGACGGCAAGGTCGGCGCCTGGAACCATGCCGGACAGCCCACGCAGGAGTTCCGCATCCCAGACTCGGTCGTCGAGGTGACGCGTCAGCGCGGCCGCATCGGTGAAGGCATCGATCATCCGGCGGTGTTCCCGCTGGGCCTGCCGAAGTTCTTCATCGAGGCCTACACCGACGCGGGCGAGATCGTCTTCGAGCCGTTCTCCGGCGGCGGCACCACGCTGCTGGCCGGGCAACTCACCGACCGCAGGGTCCGCGCCATCGAGCTCGCGCCCGAGTACGTCGACGTCGCGCTGCGCCGCTGGCTGCAGCACCACCCGGGCATGGAGCCCGTGCTCGCGGCCACCGGCCAGCCCTTCGCCGAGGTCTCGGCCGAGCGCTTGGGCGAGACGGCGGAGGCGGCCGCGTGAACTGGTTCGCCGAGCGCATCGAGCACTGGCCGATCGACAAGCTACTGCCCTACGCGCGGAACGCCCGCCAGCACTCGGACGAGCAGATCGCCCAGATCGCGGCCTCCATCGCCGAGTTCGGCTTCGTCAATCCCTGCCTGGTCGGCGCCGACGGTGTGCTGGTCGCGGGCCATGGGCGGCTTGCCGCCGCGCGCAAGCTGGG